GTATTGATTAATTCTGCTGCTTCTCTTTAGCTTCTATAGCTGCTTTCAGTGCTGCTAGCTGTACTTCGTTCATTCCCTCTATTTGGGCTGTTAGCTTCTTAGCTTCATCAGCCTTCTTCTCCACATCTACAGCATCACCCAGAACCTTTAAGTTAGCTAGGTACAAGTTATATTCCTTCTCCAGCTCCTTAACCTTATTGGCTACAGCATCTATATTAATAGGCTTTTCTGCTACATACTTGCCAAAGTATTCATTACGCTCTTTTCTGGTCTTGTCGAATACAGCAGCTACATTCTCAAACTCTACTTCTTTACCGTTAATGGTCTTTATCTTCATTTTATCCATACCTTTATTATTTATTTGTTAATACTACGCACCTCATCACTGTAGCTTCTTTCTGCACGCTGCAATTCTACATAAGCTACTTTCAAATCCGCCAAAGCATCCTTATTATTACTCTCTCTAGCATCATCCATTGAGCACTCTATATCGGCATAAATATCACTAATATCATCACCTATGACATCATCCATAAAAGACTCTATACAATAAGTTTTTAAGATGTCTTCTACTTTCTTCAAAAACTTGTCTTTAGCAGTCTCCATAACTTTATTATTATTTGTGTTCATATCTATATATGCTGGTTATACCTCCCTAAACTATTAACTATAGTACAATCCATAGGGCTACAGCTTCTGTTAATGGATGCACTAGTCAAAGCTTCTGTTTGACGGGTGCAAAGATACGGCAAATTCTAATAACCTCCAAAGATTTTAAGGCTTCCAGTTGGGAACAAAAATAAGCAGTTTTTAGTTCCCTAAAGAAAATAACGTGTTTGGTGTGCTGGTACTTCTACATTCTTATACTTCTTTATATAGCCCTTTAGCTGGTCAATCTTAACAATTTTACCCTCTTTTGTTTTATGATATTCATCATAGAAGTTTTCATCTTCCGATATACCTAGTACAAATATCATTCTGCTTATCAATAAGCCTTTATCTGTTGATATAGCACTACCCTTTGATGCATAGATAGCCTTATCTGCTACCTTATCCTTTAAGAATCCACTAAGAAACCTATTAAACCAAGCGACTTTATATATAACAGATTTATGTAATTTTGTCATGTTATGGCTAGAATCATCCAACAGCTCCCAATCAGACTTTATTAAGTCAATCAAAGCTTCCTTAATCAAAAGTAACGTTGCATAATTATCTATCTTTACAGTCTCCTTACCTACCTTTAGAGATAGAAGGGCGTTACTCTTCATATTACATATTTTACAGTTTTCCTTATCAGTGTCCACTGTATTTAAAAGAGTTACTAACTGGATTATTTCCTCTCTAGGGGTAATAGCTTCTATACCCTCAGCATAGCCTTCTACTATATCCTTTATAAACAGACAAAGATACCAGAACTTTTCTGCATCCAAGTGAAAAGCCCTTAATGTGTCTTGTACTTCTACAGAATCTAGATACTTCTGTTTAAAGCTTTGGTCTATCTCTGGCAATCTTAAAGCAAACACATTAGCAATATGTTCACCGAAAGTATTAGCTACTTCTACAGCATATTCCAATTCAGGGCTATTAACTCTGTCTTGTTTAGCAATTTCAGGTACATTATAATCATATTCAGCCTTTAACTTCTTAATAACTTTCTTAATTAGTGCTTCTTTATCTTCCATATCTTATCTATCTATTTAATTAATAATGTAACCATAATAACGAAAAAAGCTAGTACCTTATTGTAAGATACCAGCCTATTGTTATTCCTTAACTTCATTGAGTTCTTTTGCTCTGCTTGGATTCTTTAGTTTATGATGATATAGTATCATTTTCTTTAGAAAGTCCTTTATTGAATCTTCTACAAACCCAGTTGCAAAAATCAATTTTGTAAAGTTATTGACAAAGGCACTTAGTAAAAGCACTCCAGCAATAGCAGATAAAGCTACATATACCCACATCACGTCATTGTTAAAGCACTGGAAATGGCATAGCCCTAAAAGATGTAGTATGCTACATACAAATGGAGCTAAACAAATTAGGGCTATTAGTAACGATATTAATAATAGCCAAAAGCAAAAAGAATAAAAATCATCTTCATCTATAACCATAATTATAAGTTTTTAAAATTTTTCGCCAAAGATAATAAAAAAGGCTGATACCTCCAAAGATACCAGCCCTTTCTTAACTCTAATTAATTATTCATCTTTCTATCTACTACATCTTCTATCAACTCCTTCACCTTATTCATAGTTTCACCATGCGCTTCTATTAGCTAGTTTTTAAAGTAAACACTAACCCCAAAGATTGCACCTCCAGCTGTAAAAGCCTATGCAATATAGATAAGTGTTCCACTAGCTATAGTATGGATGGATAAGAAGCTAAGGAATGCTAGAAGAATGCCACTAGCTATCATTACCATAGCTGTAGTATATTGTGCCTTATCCTTAAAGCCTAATTGATTCCAGTTTTCTTTCATCAGCTTACACCATTATTTGTTATCGTAAAAGTCTAACTATATTCTCTATCAGAATCAGAAGAAGTATTTTCTGCTTTGTTCAAATAGATTCTAACATATCTCTTTAATCCATTGCCTAATTTCAACGTTACAGTAACTGGTGAATCTAGTGTACTTTCTATGTGGTTCTAACTATAAGTAGGTGTGGTATTAGTAGAACTGTATGCGATACCACTTCCATACACATCATAGCCAGCAGTATAGCTATAAGTAACATCAATAGTTTTAGCTGTAGCATCATAGTTAGATGTAGTTATACTGAATGATGTAGGCTAAATAGGTGGTGCTACATAAGTATTAACTAAGCCATGGTTTTCTAATCTGGTTATAATCTCATTAACAGCTTTCTGCAAAGAAAGAATGTCTGTAGCTTTGGTATTACTAAAATGGGCTATGCTTTCATAGTCTGACGTTCTTCTACTAATTATGTTTCTAAGACTATTCTTCTAACCAAATGATAGCATGAAATCAGATGCTACTGAACCAGAAGAATCTTTAGTGTTATAGGCATTGATACCACCCAGCAGATAATTATCAGAATCCTTAATAGCTAATCCCATAGTACCAGCTATTAGCCTACTCTTAGTCTTCAAAAATCTCATGGTTAGCAAATCATCATCAGAAGAACTTATTACACTACCACTTTGATCTAACGTTTCCTTTGTCTAGTTACCCATGATGGTAACTACAGAAGCATCTGACTGTATCTTTTCACTTCCCTTATACTAGTTATTTATAGCTACCCTACTACCAAAGCTATAATTATTAACTGTAGCTGGAATGTAATTAACTATAGGAATGTTAGATGTACTTTCTATAAAATCACCACATCCCCAATTATCTGGATTTCCATCTAATCTATCTGTATTTGTTCTGTCCTTTATCACATCTAGCCTATATGGTGAATAGTTAAAGGTACTCCAATCTATAGCCCCACTAGGCTACTTATCCCTATAACCCACAAAATTCTACTAACCTACAGTTTCAGTATAAACCCTGAGTAATATTAAAGAATGCCGCCATTCCCAGTAAGTTGTACGCTCACCAGTCTTCTTTGTAGCATTTAAAGGGAAAAGGGCTTCAAAGTCTTCCATGGTTATAGGAATTGTCTAGCCATCCACAACTCTAGTCCATCCACCATTTCCATCTCTATCAGATAGTGTTTTCCCTGCTGTATCATATCCATTAGGGTTAGCTACTGTTCCTGGGTCTAGAAAGTCCAGATTACTGCATCTAATACTGTTTGTTGCCTTCAAATCTTCCAAAGACTGATTAGAAACCAGACTAACATCAGATTCTACAATCTCATATTGCTTACCTACTAGATAGGTTTGAACCAGCCAAGTTCTACAGTTAGAATCAGTTTCATCATACTTACCCTAGGTTATACTGCATTTACCAGCAGAATTTCTAAATGGTGTTGTTCTGATTCTCTACATAGATTTCAGGTAGCAGTTTTCTGCTATCACTCCTTTGCTTCTAACTATGTGGATATGTCTAGAAGTATTTGAATAATCAGGTATATCTAATTTACTATCATCAGATGTAAGTATAGTACCCCTAAAGGCAGAAGCATAGCAGTTATATAATCCTATACTGTTGCTATCCGTCACAAAATAGGAGTTTCCTCGATATAATATATCTATATCTATTTCACCATCTTCTTCATCTAAAGATAACGTATTAGTATATCTACTGGCTTCTGCTCCACATCCCTATAAGGTAACAGAATTACAGTTATCCAACTTATAACCTACACCACATCCATCAGCAGCACAAGCCTACAAAGATGAATAGCTAGTGCCCTTCAAGTTATAGCCAGCATTTAAGCAGCTATTACAGTAGCATGAAGTAAAGTTCACAGAAGTAACACCAAGAATCTTAAAGCCACATTCTGCTACTCTCCATGCTCCTACATTCTTAAATGAGTTCTGAACTGCTCTATAGGCTTCATAAGCATTACCGCCAATATCTCTTAACCATACATCAGATAAAGATACATTCAAAACAGAAGAATCATAGCTAGACAAACTACCAGTTAAGGATGAAGGTGAATAGTTAAAATTGATAGCATCATCTTTACCTCTATCAGATGAATTTGTAGTAATACATATATTACTTATGCTAATATCTCTCACACCAGTAAAAGCTGTTCCGTTTGGATTTACCTTATACGTTTCAGGATAAGTAAGATTAGGCTACTGGGATGATTTTATTAAACCTCTAGAATAGTTCTCACGACCAGTTAAGCCTACCCATCTACCCTAAGACTATATCTTAGTTCTTTCTTTATCCCATTGTTTCCATTCCTCACTATTATCATTAGGATAATATAAAGGATGGTTTTTATTCTTATCTCTATCTCCATCATAATAACCTACAGCACCATCACCTAAATAAAATCTGTTATGTCCATTCTTCAAATCCAAAGTAGGACAATTTTTAGCATCAGTAGCTGTATTATATTTCTTCTTATCTCTAGTTACATATCCCAAAGCCACAGTAGCCTTTTGATATGCCAATGTATCTTTTCCAAAGTAACTAGGCTTCTTCATAAATGGGGTTCTTATTATAGTGTTGTAGATTCCCTATCCTTCTATAACCGTACCATCATGGATATAAACAGCCCTAGTTACTAAAAACTCTCCACTACCAAATACTATTTTCTTGCCAGATGTATATGCTGCATCTAAAGCAGACTGGATTACTTCTGTCATATCCTAATCAGAAGTGGCAAAGATGTTAATAGTATCTTCTGTAATGGAAGTGCTAGTATTATTGATGCTAGACTAAGAGGAACTGCTCTTACTGGAAGAACCAGAAGAACCAGTATTCTTAGCTTTGGCAAATGATTGTATATTTATCATACTTCCTTTAGTTTTATATGTACTGTACTTTCTTTCAAATCTCTATCAATAGACTGAACAAAGAAGTTTCTATTTAATACCTTACTATGTAATATAGAATGGATGCTAATAGAAGGTGAATCATGCAAATCTGTTTCCATGATAAGTTTAGGTCTAGAATAAGAAAGATAGTACTGATTGATATAATGCTCCTCTGGTTTTGCCGTTTCCATTGTAGTAGCATTGTAGATACTTTCTAATGGTGTCTGGGAATCTGTTTCTATCACTGCATTCAGGTTTACAGTGTTCTTTATTCCCTTCTTAGCACATTCAGAACTACTTAACTAAGTAATAAACTTAAATTCTACATCATCTTTCTTATTAATAAATCTATCCGTTTCATTACTCATATATATCAAATCATTATCCTGCTTATTCTCATTCCCTCCCTAGTCTGAATATATTTTGCACTCAAAATTCTTTATAATGATGTTTTCTATATGAGATAAGACAAACTTAGTATTATTGTACCATTTAGTATGTCTCCAGAAAGAAGGATGTCTTCTAGTTATATCATTCCAAGTTAGATTAACTGGTCCTAATATTCTAAACACAACAGCACCAGATAAAGCATCAGACTTCTTAATCGGTATAGCTGTACCCTTAGCATCCAAATTCATAGTATAGCTAATGTTATTCTATATATCAAATTCATCACCTATAATCATATCCCCAATCTTTGGGTCTATACCTAAAGAAAATGTGGTTTTCTTTTCACCATCTATAGTAGGTTCTTCCCCAATCTTCACCCATTGATAGGTAGAATTTCCATAGGTATCTATATTAGTTTCTACCAGTCTTTTATTACCTATAATAAGTTCACATTCAAGAATAGGTAGTTTCTTAAACATATCTGTAGAATCACCATTAGCAGTATAGTTATACCGTAGTTCATGGTTAGCTTTATCTGTTGTCCATGGATGAAGGCTTAAAGCATTAGATAAATAAGAAGAAGGTGTATCAGATGGCTTTTCCTATGTGTACCACCTTCTAGTATAATATCTACCATCCCCATTATTATCACTAGGTACTGTTCTATGCCAATAATCACCCCTATCATGCTTCTAAAGGATGGAAAAGATTTCTGTTTCCTTCTGTATAGGCATCAGGCACATTTCACCACTAAACACTAAATAGTTAGTAGTAATATCATCTGTTGGGGAAAAAACACCACCTGAGTTATTACCTATATACTCTATCATCCCACTTCTATCTTTTATTGTCTAATCAGAAGGAGAATGATTTGTTTCCGTATCATCCCCATTACCATTAATTGAGATATACAGATAAGTATTCATATCTATTTTTGATGTAGGGGAATTATCAGTAACATCATTCTACTTTTTTACACTACCCATTTTAAAGATACATGGAATAAGCTAGTTATCCTTTAAGTACTTTGGTAGCTTCCACTGATTTACATAAACCCCATTACTCAGTTCACAAAGACTAGTTATATATCCTTTAGGTGTTATAAAGTTCCAGTTTGTATTATACATAGCCTATAGATACCAGTCCACAATTTTACAAGCATCATAAGAAGTAGCCCTATCATGGATCATATCAAAGAAGGCATTATTAGCCCTCACTCCTTCACCCTCAGATATATATTCAGTCATAAATTTCTGCTTACCATTATAAAGGGAACTTAGATTTTCTGAATCCATAGGACTTTCTATAACACTATCCTAATCTTCCAAACTGCATTTTATAGATACCTGATTATATACGTCTGCTACAGATAAATTTGTATCATCACTAGAATGCAAATCTGCTGTCATTTCTAATAATGTAGGGGTAATAGTTACAGCTTTATCTTCTGTAAGATTATACCAGCCAGTTCTTTTGTCCTTTATAGTATTCCAGTCATATATATAATAATCAAATCCATCCTAGATAATATGAAGGTTAAGATATTGCATCATCTAGCTAATTACATCTTCATTAGTCCAGACATCATCAGCTTCATCACCTAGCATATATAACTCACTCATGCTACAATCTGAAAAGATTGTTTTCTCCTTTCCCTTAGATACACCTTTAGATAAATCATAGAAAATCTTTCCCTTAGTACCATTAACTATGTCTATATCCTGAATATCCAGCATTATCTAATCCAGCATATCTTTGAATGATTTTACACTAGCTTTAGCCCTAGAAGCCTTATAGTTATTCAGATTAACATCACCATAGTTATAGTACTGTAATGTAGCTAAAGCATCAGTAGTATTTACTGTAAACTCATCTAGCCCATTTACAAAAGGCTAGCTAAATGTATTAGGTTCAACAAAGCCAGCATAAATACACTTATCTCCCTTATAGATGTTTACTTTGATATTTCGTGAATTGTCTGCAAATAGCTTATCACCTATATAATCTTTAGTAACTAAATTAATACTAGCAGACCTCTTAATAATAGTCTGAAAAGTATCTTCATTATCTGTTTCTATAGAGATAGGGCTACCACTAAAGTATAGCCCATTTTCTCCTATAATCATTTCTTCCGTTTTATCATCATTACTTAATATATGTACTGAGTAAAGCACATTATTAACGTCTCTAAACTATCCATGAATATACATAATTATTTGATTCCAGTTATTTTTCCAGATTTAGCCTTTATATTGCTATAGTTCCTTAGTGAACCATACAAATCTGAACCTTTTAATTTGAAATTAATCTAACCACCTATTCCACCAGTAGCCCCAGCATTATCAAGCATATTAAATAAGTTTCTTTGCTATGTGCCATTCAGAATCATTTCACCAGCATTCACTCTAGCCAGTAACTAATCCCCATGAGTTGTAGCTCCGTTAATGATACCACCTTCTGCATAAGAACCAGACAAATAACCGCTAACAGTAGCAGCGATACCTACCACTGTTGCTATTACTGTTGCTACTGCTGCTAAGTTAGCTGGGAATGGCATCTTCATAGCACTAGCAGTACCAGCAGCTGTAGCCAAAGCAACATAAGACATAGCAGCAGAAGCTATCTAAGCAGTTACCTAAGCCAACATTGCTACAGTATCACCAGCTCCTAACTAAGACATGGCAGAACCTAAGCCCTGAAATGCACTAGTTAAAGCCAGAACTGACTACTGGTTATTCTCCAGCCATCCCGACATTTCCACCAAACCGCTAATTTCTGGCTAAGGTACTTTGATGTTATTTATAGCATCCATATCAATAGAAAAAGGATTAACCGATTCTGTATCTATTTCTGATATTATATCCTTTAAGTTAGTACCTTTTAGCCTTATCTCCAAAAAGCGTTTTTCTTCTATCAGATTATCCAGTTCCTTATTTATCTTCTGATAGTCCATAGGATTAACTGTTACAGATAATTGCTTCTGCTTTAAGTTAATCTAGTCATTATACCATGCTATAGAACCTTCTGAATTTTCCTATTTAGTCTGCTTGAAATTGTTCTTTACTCTAGTTCTATGTGGTACTTTTACAGTACCTACCTTCTTAGTAGTCTTAGCTATAACATCAGATACAACTTTAACAACTCCCTCAGAAAGCTGCTTTGTTACAGTATGAATCTTACCATCCTTTGCTTTATAATTATATGAATATAATTCACCATTCTTTAGGTATCTGTTACCTACCTTATATGTACCAGCCCTTTTGTTTCCATTAAGAAACTATCCTCTTTTAGCCATAAATTCCTCAGCAGAATCACCAAAGGTTAGCTGTCTCAACTTAGTAGAAGCATCATCTATAGCATCATTCAGCCAGTTTACGCTTTCTGTTATACCATCAAAGATAGAAATCAATCCATTCAGGCTACTTTTAACAGCTGGCTCTATCAACTTACCTATAGCTGCATAAGTTTCATCTATAGCATCATTTAAAGTAGATATTTTACCCTCTACTGTCTCACTCATATTTACAGCCATATTGTGAAACTAACCACCCTAGGCAGTAGCATCAGCAAAAGCCTAGGCTATCTGTTCTACAGATATTTCACCTTTGCTTACTTTATCTAATAACTCTCCTATGCTTTCACCAGTCTGCTTAGAAATAACAGATAGAGGATTAAAACCAGCATCTATCATCTAGTTCAAATCTTCTTTCATCACCTTACCAGATGCAGACATCTAAGAAAAGGCTAAAGCTAATCTTTGCATCTTATCAGTATTACCCATAGCTACATCACCTAACTATTTCAATGTTGGCAAAACCCTTTCATAGCTTATACCAAAACTAAGCATAGTCTATGCAGCTTTGGCTAATCCCTCCGTATCATAAGGAGTTTTAGCTCCATATTCCTTCAACTGGTTTACTAAAGAAGAAGCCTTTTCACTACTATTTAATAAGGTAGTGAATGATACTTCTAATGATTCTATCTTACTTCTGGCTTCTATAGCTTTAGTTCCAATCTCCTTAACTGCTGTAGCTATAGCTAGTGGTGCTAGATACTTTGCACCCATGCTAACTAAGGAGCTTCTAATATTGTTGATAGATAAAGATGCACTATTAGAAGAACTTCGTAAATTTCTAATCTGTTGCTAACAGTCCTATAACTGATTTCTGAACTGTTGATTTTCAAGTAATATTCTTGTTACAAAATCCGCTTGTGCCATTATTTATGTAGTTTTAAATAGTTTTCTGCTTTTATTCGTAACCTTTCTATATCCTCTTTACTTATGCTAGTATCTCCCTAGACTTCCTCCCATGGAAACCTTACTATATCCTACAGCTATAAACGCTTCTTACTATTTACCTAAGCAACCATATAGGCTATTAGTCTATTGGCTTCCCATAAGTCTTTATTAGCATAGTAAGAATATCTCATAGCAGCCCTAACTTCATACATTTCCATTTCATCTAAAACATACTTTGGATTATAATGAAGCTAGATAACTAAGATTGCATAAATTTCTGAGATACTCAACTTTTTTTTTCATCACTATCTTCTGGCTAAGTGAAAAGGTTATCTTTGCCCAAAGTCTCAGATGTGATAGTATTTAACTAAGCAATTATAGAAGGATCATTATCTATAGCATCCAGAAAATCATCCCATGATAATGGTTTGTCTTTATTACTAGCTAATATCATGCTATATAAAAACAGATAGTTATCAAGTGTTGTTCTAATCTGGAATGCTTCACCTTTTATCTGTTCAAAGATAAATAAAGCTCTTATAGTATATCTAATTTCATATTCTGTATTATTGATTGTAATTGTCTTCATAGTCTGTATAAAATAAAAATAGCCCTCATGCCCTCATAGCTAAAGGCACAAAGGCTATATGGTTATAAAATTTAAACTTCTACTTTCTTTAAAGCACCAACACCAGTAAACTGTACTGTATATGTCGCATATTCCCCATTTGGCGCATTAAGTTCTAAAGAGGTAATAATTACCTTACCTTCATAGTCTGGTTTACTAGCTGTCCAGCCAGTTTCAGGCACATCAGTATCTGTTTCTTTCTTTTTGCTAAAGGTTGCTGATACTGGTGTTTTTGCTACCATTATATCAAACAAATCATCAAAGTTACTTCCTTTACCATCTATTGAATACATATTTTCACTTTGTGCTGTCCAGCTTAATTTGCTAATCTCATTGCTAGCCCAATCACCACCACCTTCATCTTTGTTAGAAGTGTCCTGAGTATCACCACTAATAGTTAATGTGTGTGAAGTTGCATAGGCTATTGATTTGCTGTTTAAAAACAGCATCATATCACCACCTTTTATTTTGCTCATTGTAGTTCTATTTTAAAAGTCAATGTCTATATAAACGTATCTTCTATATAATCTTCTGTTGCATCATCTATAACAATATCCTCTATAGCTATATCTGAATAAGTACCCTTTTTATGCTCCAAAGCTTTTCTAACCTTAATAGCCAAATCTATACTTTCTGAATAGTTAGAAGAAGCTATATTTATTTCTACAGAAACATTTTCATTAGTATTATCCTTAGTGCTTTCAGGAGTTAATCCAGTTCTCTTATAAATGATGAATGGGAATGTAGTACCTTCATCAGCTATTAGGGGATAAATCTTCTTATCTATATCTATACTAGTCTGTAGTATAGTATATATTGCTTTTCCTATATTTAAACTATCCATCATCTGTTATTAGCCGCTCTTAATATTGATTCCTTTAACATCTAATTCATGCTTTCAAATATAGAAGTTTCAGAAGTCCTTTTAGCTTTATCAAAGAAATATGCACTTCTTATTCTTCCTCTGTTTCCACCCCTACCAGTTCTTCTAAGATGCCGGACATCAATATAGCCGGTTATTCTATGTCCTTTGGTACGTCTTAAAGCAGTTCCTTTCTCAAAAAACTTCAAACGAAAATCACCCATGATATGCACCTTAGCGACATTAGCCCCATTCTCTTTAACTAGTTTGCACTTAACACCAGACTATAGGGATTTTCCATATTTAACAGACCTCTTATTAGAGTTCCTAACCACTCTTTTCAGCTAGTTTCTAGTAGCCTTAACTAACATGTTTCCAGCCTTTCTTAGTGTCTATTTAAAAGCCTTATCCTATTCCCTGCTAGTTAGTCTGCTAAACAAAGCCTAAACCTAGCTATCATCAATATCAATCATTTATTAATTCTGTTCTAATGATGATGCTTTGCTTATCTCTATCTGGTTCTACTGATAGGATTCTATATAGCTTTCCCTTCCACTATATCCTATCTTTTTCATCTATGTTATGATAATACCTAATAGTGAATATCTTAGTATAGTTAAAAACTATCTCACCATTCTCAGTGTCTCTATTACCTGATTCAAACTACACATCTGAGCGTGTTGTTATATAGTCTGTCCACTGAGTACCATTAGCCCCATATTCATTCTATGATATTGTTGGCTTCTATATGGTTATTACCTCTTTTAATCTACCAGCATTCATCTTACCTAAAAATTACGGTTAAGGTTTACTAGGTATTTGAAAGAATAGGGTACATCTGATATACTTGAATAAGTAGTAGCTTCCCTATTTGCATATAGATTTCCAACTAATAGAAGAATGGAATGAATAACAGAAGGTGGCAATTTATCACCTTCCATTTGTTCATTCAAAGCTATGTCGGTATTCTTTTCTATAGCATCTTCCGCCACTAATATCAGACTGTTTATATAGCTATCATCATCCTTAAATGAATCATCTATATTCAGATGCTTCTTTGCTTCTTCAAGTGTTACATACATAGCTTTTATACAGACTAAAATTACTTCAATACCTTCTTTACAAAAGATGCTGCTCTTTGTGGCTTAGCATCAAAATAAGCATTTACTACCAGTCTGATTTTACCGTTAGCTGCTTGTGTATAAGGATCTACGGTTAAATCAATTCCTCCCCATTGTCCGATTACCAAATCATTAAAGTTACCTAAAATAAGTCCTTTCTTAGCCATGCCGTTAGTAACTAACACTGGATAACCATCAACTTCACCGCTATCCATCAACATTCTAACATCTGATTTAGTACCACCAATAGCAGTAGTTTTCAAAGTAGCCTTAGCATAAGGGGATGCAATAAATGTAATATTACCACTAACATTAGCTTCCTCTAACTTCTGTTCCATGGCTACAATATCCTTATAAGTAATATCTGCTTCATCAGCTACAACTGCATTAAACAAACCAGCTGGCTTTGTAGTACTACCAGCCTCAGCACCTAAAATAGTAGCTTCAAGTTTGTTACTAATTGCATCTACAATATCCTTTCTAAGCAAAGCTTCTGCTGAAACAGAATCCTGAATAAGGAACTGCTTAGAAATATCTACATAAGCTGTTAATCTCTTTGGGCTAAGTTCTACTTCTCCAAAAGTACCAGCACCATCAGCAGCAGCATCAACTTCACCAGCCCAACCTACTGTAGAACCATCATAAGTAGGAATTGAAACGTTACCTACTAAACCAGTCATAAAGTTAGCACCAGCAGCACTAAGTACTAATTTATCTCTAAGTGGTGCTAAGATATTCAACTTATCTTCTGCTACAATCTCCTAGCCATGGTCTGCTACGGTTGCCTGCACATCTGCTCTTTCTTCTACTGGAAGGATAATCTAGCCACTATAACTTTGTCCTGATTTACGCATTTCAGCGATACCAGCGTTTACTACCTATTGGCTTCTTTCGTCTAACTGTTGGTTATTAGCAATAGCTCTAACAGCCTTTAAAAGTGAAAAAGTTTCTTTCTTCATTGTTTCTTTTTTATTCAATTTCTGATTTAACTATCTAATTTCATTCTCTGTATCTGCTATCTGTTTACACAAATCATTGTATTCTCTTTCTTCATCTGTAGTTAGCTTTCTGGATTCATGCTTTCCCTGATTGATAATATTTTGTGCTTTTAACTACAGCTGTTCCTTCTTATCTATTAATTCTATTGAGTTCATTTTAGTTTTGCTTCAAGTTCCTGATAATATTCATCTATTTCTTTCTGTTCTTTCTGTTTCAATTCATCCAGCCCTCTTGTGTTTACTGTAGTAGAAGAATAAGCAGCCTTATATACTGGTGATACATCAAATAGCTCATTAATGCTATTTATGGTTCTAAGATAGCTTCCATCCTCCCTTTTCTACCATGAATCACTTTTTACAGTAAAAGCAAAAGAACTAGTAGAAATATCTCCTCTTCTAAGTCCTTCCAGCAGTTCGTCACCCAAAGCTGTATTAGGTGCTTCAAAGCTGTATTTCAAACCTCTATCATCAATAGATAAAGTTAAGCTACCTACACCTTTGTTACTCCTAGCTAATACACCCTTATCTTCATTGTGATTAAGTAAGCAAAGCACATCAGATTTTTCTATGATGCCATCTAAAGCACTTCTACTTATTATCTCATGGAATCCACCTAAATCATTAGATAAGCTATCAAATACAATAGCATATCCTTCTACTGTTCTTCCCTCTAAACTGGAAACATCACCCAAGTTTCTAATTTCCTTCATTTAGCTTTTCTTTGATTGTATTAGTATTGTCTGGATTATCAGAAGTAGCTTTCTTCAATGTCTGTATATTAACCTATACAAATGAATTGTCTCCATCTGGTAAAGCAGGTAAATCTAGCTCTTTTCTTATCTCGTTAGTTGTTATAGCACCAATCTAGAATAATGTGTTATAGTAGTTAGCCAAAGATTGCTTATCTACTCTTAACAAAGGTGCTGTAGAAAATCTAACATCTATGCTATCTCTTTCACTAGGCTTATATAGCTTTCTGACAAATTCACCTTCAAACTTTTCTAGTAAAGGCTGCAAAGTATCTGTTAAGAAGGCTATCTACATCTATTCTATAGTATTGTAGCTACTCTTTGATAAATCAAAAGCCTTTACTGGTGATACACCAAAGAATCTACAAATATCAATCACATTAAACTATCTAGTTTCCAATAGCTATGCATCAGAAGGGTTTACCGTTACAGCTTGAAAATCCAAATCTGCATCCAGCACAGCCACACCGTTAGGCGTACCAGTATTACCACTAAAAGCACTGTTCCAGCTTGATTTAAGTGTTTCCTTCTATTTAGAAGTTAGAGGTGAAGAACTTTTAAGAATACCAGCACAGTTAGCACCACCCTTAAAGAATCCCTCAGCGTTTTCTTCTGCATCCATGGCTAAACCTAATGTTTTTCTAGCATAGGCTAAAGTAGATATACCCTCATAGCCATCACTGGTAAAATTCAGGATATGAATCATATTGCAATCTTCTACAACATTCTTCATTCCAGTAATATTATAGCTAATAGTATCCCTAATAGTTTGTGGCTTTAGTATTGTAACCAGTTCTGTAGGTATATAATAAAGAGCTTTAGCGTTTCCTCTCTCATCCCTATCTATATAAGCATAAGCATTACCAGTAAGAAGCATACTTATCACCATAGTTTTCATAAAGGTGAACTTACTCATATTCTGATTCGGTTCACGGTTTAAAAGATTGTAAGTAGGGTGCTCAGTGTATTTCATCTTATATCCTAGCTAATCTACCCTATAAGGTTCTAGTGGTAACTAAGCTATTGAATCAGATATAACTTCAACACATCTATAAACAGCAGATAACAGCATAGCTTTATTATTAGCATAGCTACTAGCACTGTTATAAGATAAGAAATCACCAAATAAAGCCCTTTGCTCTGGTTTTTCCTTTTGCCAAAATTTCCATTTCATATTATAAATATTTCTTTTCCGTTATTTGGGTTTTGCAAGTAACATCCTAAAGCTGTTATCATTGCTATCACACCATCTATTTTCATCTGCTTCTATGTCTTAATTGGTTTGACATTCTCATTATGATCTTCTTTAATATGCACATTAGAGAAACACCATCTAGTTATTTCATTGTTATCTATAACTACCTTACCTGATAAAATCAATCTTTCAAGTTCCTTTGTAGGCTAGTTAAAGTTACCTATGCTCTAGCTATATTCTTCCAGTGGCAAACCTTCTTCTGTAGCCTAGATAGCCCACTAAGTAGCATTCCACTTATCATAGCCTACCTTCTGGATGCTAACAGTATCAATCCATTTAAGCATATCCCTAGTTATATAATCATAGTCTGTAACATTACCACTAGTTATATTTAATTGATGCAGATTTCTCCATAGTCTATATTTCTCCCTATTGCTATTGTTTGCTAGACATGATTCAGGTAGATAATAGTAGTTCTTAAAGTAATAGATACCATCCTTAACCACTAAATAGCTTACAGCAGTTAAATCACTGGTAGCTGACAAATCCACACCAATATAACAAAGTTCATCCTAGAAACTAGCCAGATTTACATTCTTAGTGCTGTTCACAATATTACTATCAGATAGCCAGACTTCAGAAGAATCACACCATAAATTAAGGGTTTTGGTTTTCACTCCAACTTCTTCAGATGGATTATTAAGTGCTGATTTTACCTATTCCTTAATATACTTCTTAGTTACAGTTATATCCATATTAGGGGTACATTTCACCCAGTTATCTTCATCTGTCCAATCATCATTATCATCCATAGAATAGATAGCTATAAACATACTATCATCTTCTTTCAGTTTATGAAGAATCTCTATAGCAGTACTTCTTAGCTAATAGCAGGGCAAAGTTTTATCAAAACCAGCAGTAGTTATAGTGCAAAGATGTGGATTCTGTCGCATACCCATAGAAGACTTAATTACATCCCTAACCTTACTATTCTTAGCAGCGTGATATTCGTCAATTAAGCCAAAGCTGGCATTAAAGCCATCAAGCTTAGAAGCATCAGCAGCAAACACTTTTAACTAAGAAGCATTAACATTAAACTTAATTCCCTTTAAATGTGAAGTAAGATATTTGCCACTAGGGTCTAACTATTTGGCAAACTCATAACAAAATTCAAAGGCTATCTTAGCCTATTCTCTAGAGTTTGCAGCTAAATCTACCTCAGCACCATCTTCACCATCAGCTATCAGGAAATATAGGCACAAAGCAGCAGCTAGGGCTGTATTGTGTGTTACAGTAAAATGCTTACCAAAAAGATAAAGATGCTCTGAATTATCAACAGTAATACATCTTACTGGTACTGATTCTACTGGTGTAATATCCACTATAGACTTATAAAGCATCCTCTTATTTAAAGCATCCTTCAATCTATCATACTTTCTTTGTAATCTGAAACACGGTAACTATTTATCTGTAAAGAAAGTAATACGCTATACTTCATCACATACTTTATTTTTAATAGTAGGTATCTTTACTTTTCTTGTGTATTTAATACCTAGACTAGCTAATAATTCACAGATGCCATCAGCTATTAATGTGTTCTTCTAGACAAATTCACATTGTCCACTTTTGTTAACAGTGCCGTCTGTGTCCATCAATCCCTAAAGCAGTGCTAATCTTTGTTCTTTGCTAGCTCTTAGATAAACATCAGGTATATGTTTATTATTTAATAGGTTTAATTCTACTAGCTAATGCCTTAACTAAGAATTATCCTAACCCTTATCACCAGCCCAAGAAATTGTATATACCTTAGTGTTTCTTTTATCTACATAAACTTTATACTAGCCATATATTGAAGAAACATAGTCATACATAGCTAAATCATCCTAATGTACTGTAAAAGCAGGTTTGGCACTAATACCATCACCTAACCATAAACCTAACACATAAGGATCTATAGGTAAATTTGCAGCAGGTAGTTCTACAGCTAAATTCATAGGCACTCTATATAAATATTCTGTGCCTTTTCCATCTTTACGCTCTCTTTTGTATTTAGGCTATATCTATTCAGTAGTAGCTACAAATTCCTTATTGCTCTTATCTCTTACATACCAATTATGGTCTTTATCTGCTATTACTGTTTCTCCATCTTCAAAAGAAACTTTAAAGCACTGGTGGTTATATTGTATTGGTGTTACAAATGTTACCTTAGTAGGCTATCCATCCCTTCCTAGAACTTCATCACCAACTTCTATCTACCCCATAGTAGTCCACCCTTTTGGTGTTGGTATAGGGGTATCTAAACTTAATGCTTTTCCATTCTTTCTAGAAACTTCAATATAACTACTGGAATATCTTCTATCATTTGTTCCCTTCCAGTAGAACCCGACAATATTAGCTACTACAAACTGCTACCATGGTTCTAGTATGAAGTTCTAACCAGATGCTTTTCCCTTAAAGTGTTTCATTGTACTTATAAAGCTAATAGCCCTATCTACTACTGATTCCCTAAACTCTAAATCATCCCTATTTAAATCCTCCTAGAATCTCTAGCAGGCTAACTAGATATTAGCTCCAGTAACAACATTGCCACTAAGTACATCATCCACATATTTATAGTATGGCTTCATAAATCATATACATATTTAATCTAATAACCATCAGCTTTCTTTATATTGGGATAATGCTCCTATAAGAATGCCCATTTTCTTGTTCCATGCCTATGCCACATAGTTATGGGATGCACTCTTTCACCAGTTTCCAATATGTAGAAATCAGACTTAATCTTATCTATTTGCCTATAGTTAGCAGCTTTATAAATAGTACCTTCATTTCCTACATCGCTACTATTATCTGAATAACTAATTAAATGCTTAATCTCTGGATGCACCTTCTTTAAATAATGATGCAGCAGGGATATAGTTATAGTTTCACTGAATTTAGGCATTTCATCACTTAGCCACATTCTATCAAACTCCCTAACTTCATCAGGATTATAGTTTCCCTTCTTTCTAGGATTAGTACCATAGCCAATTTGTAAAGCACCTGATACTTTGCCTTCATAATAAACTAAGAAAGATAAAAAGCTATTTCTAGTTACTTTGTGGCTGTAGTGATTAGCAATAATAATAGGGTCTGCATCTTTCTTTTTGCAAACTCTTATCTAGATGTTTTTGGCTTTGGCTTCATAGCCTATAATCTTACCATCATCATCTAATATAGCAGTCTTCTTTAGCTTTGTCATTATCTAACCTCCTTACTGTTCTTAACAAACTACTCCAGGGGTGATAGTTCCTTATCCCCACTATTTAATTTGGCTATCTTAGTTCTATCCTTAGCAGTTAAACCAAACTTCTCCATCACCTTCATAGCCTGAATCTAAGCATCTTTAGCTATCTTAATAGCTGGGTGTGGTGCTATGTTTCCTCTATCAGAAACTACTGTTAAACCATCTTTTTCTAGTTGTTTGCTAGCTTTGATAAACATGCTGTAATTTCTTGCCAGCATAGTTAAAGCAGCGTTATCTACATCCTTCATCAGTGAATTATCTTCAAGCATAAGAATCACATCTTTCATATAATCCTTAGCTTCTTTCTCAATGTCTGTAGGTATTTTAAAATTATTGTTCATTCTACTTAAATTTTAGTCTGTATAATTATCTGATTTTTTCTTTTTCTACTAATATCCAGTACTTTGTCACACAAATAAAAAATGTCTCACAATATTTTTGAGTTCAAAATTTTATGTATATAATTAGGTATAACTTAATAATTAATCAAACCATGAAAATAACAAAGAAAGAAACTAGAGTATCTGTAAGAATCACACCTTATCAGGAAACACAACTGGATTTAATCAGTGAAAAGTTAAGCATAAAAAGAAGCACATTAGTTAGATACGCAATAGATAATTTAATCAGTAGTTATAATGATTTACAACTGGAGCAAATATAGAAGGAAACAGAATAATCTGGATAAATCTGAGTATAACTATATGGTTAATGAAGCTATCACCAAACATTATAGATACTTGCATAGTAGGCTAGTTAAAGTAGATGATGATGAAGCTACTTTTAATGATGCCTATTTAAGGCTTACCAGAAAGTATAATCCAGAATAGGATTTCATAGATTAGTTTATCAAAGCCTTCAACTAGTTAAAAGGTGAATATCAAAGGGATGATAAATGTTATAACTATGCAGAAACAAAGGTGGAATATTATACAGATGATATAATGCCAATAGCAGAAAAGAAAGAAGCACCTATACAATAGATAAAACCTAATAACCTAATAGAATCCATTAAGAAATATGCCATATCTGAGAAAAAGCGCAAAGAACAAAATAAAGCAAGTAAAAAGAAAAGAAAGATAGGAAATCTATCAAAGTAAGAAATGGAAAATGCTAAGATTATCCTATCTAAAGCAGCATCCACTTTGTGAAGTATGTCTTTCAAAGGGTATAGTAAAAGCTGCTATCGACGTACATCATAAAGATTCATTTCTTAACTATTTCGGGGATAAAAGAATAGAGGTAGCTTATAACTATGATAATCTGCTGGCTGTCTGTAAACAGTGCCATGCCGACATTCACAAAAACGGTACTTCACATGGCTAACCTACATTCCCAGCATCATCCAGGATAAAGAGATCCCCAAAAAGGGCTAATCCCGACTGAATTTTAAAAAAGTTTATTTTTTATTTTGAGTAGCCAAAAATTATATATATAATTGTCCAGAAAGCAAGAGGAAAAACACTGTCATGGATTTTTGTCGTAAATGATTAATTTTTAGAGGATTTGTTACTAGCAGGGAAATAGGGCTTGAAATATAGCCCTTTTCTTTGATTTTCTGAGACGAGTTTTTTTTAATCAGGAATTTCAATAGGAAACTGCATTTTTTGTAAGAAATCACTTATCCTTTAAATTACCTATCACTCAACCTTTAAATTACCAAACACCTAACCTTTATGCCTAATAAGATAGTAAGATAGATAAGATAATAAGATTCTTAGATTTTCTAGCGAAAATCAAATCATCAATTTTTTAATACCAATATGAGAGCAATACTTTATAAACCGTTAAACAAGCTATTTAGAAATCGGCTTGAAGAAAAAGCCTATTTTGGAATGAATAGATTAAATAGATTATGGAAAAATACCCCAGATGATTTTATAATACTAACTAATGAAAACTCAATATCTAATTATGAGTACGTTTACAAAAATGCCATCCAGCCTTATTCAGTTAAAAACAAAAAGTAACTTCTTAGAAGTCTATACTTACTTTTTAATTAAAGACCAATTTAAAGATAACAGTTTAACCGCTTCCATTTCAGAAGAAGAACTAGCTAAAGAAGTTGGGGTAACAAATGTAACTATATCTAAGTACATAAAAGATTTAACACCATATTTTAAAGAGATAACTAAAAAGAAAAATGAGAAACAAGAACACTACTATAATGTATATCACTTCACACAACTTAAAAAGGATTTCTCTATAGTACTACATACATTGAAAGATGATACAGAACTAACACCAGAACAAAAGGGAATATTAATAAAGATAAAGCTGGTTTGTGAAAATGGAACAAACTTTATTAAATATGGTTCTAAGAAAGAACTAGCTAAGAATATTGGTATAGGTATCAATCAGATTAACAGCAAACTTCAACCATTAATAGATAAAGGTTATTTAAAATATATAGGTAAAAGTTTACATCTTAATCCGATTCATTTTCCTTTGTCTTTAAATATTGATAATTCAACAGATGGTACTACTAACTATATCTATGCTATCATATACCAATTCTGCCTTAATAATGAAGTATGTCCACCTTTAAGAGATTCTAAGGCTTTATCCTATTTAATAGCTAAATATCCAAATGTAGATAGTTCCTTAAAGAATGATTTGGTGAAGAAATGTTCTAACCTGCCTAAAGAAGTTTCATTAGATTACTTTATAAAGGCACTGGAAAACAAGAAAGTTGAAAGAAAAGAACCTCTAGAATGGAATTTTATAATTTAATAGAAAACTATGAAAACAGCAGAGAAACATGTTAGCTACAAATCCATACTGATTAATTATTTAGAAACAAAGGATAAGGCATATTTAGAGGAATATCCTGAATTTGAAGACTTCACAAAGTATCTCAAACCTACAGAAATAAATAGTCTTCAATTCAATAAAGAAAAGATGATGAAGGCTGTATTAGATAAGAAGCAGATGGATATAGCTTTTCAGAATTTGAATCTATCAGGTTTCATAAGCAACAAAGATTTGAAGGCAAAGATTAAATCAGAATTTGAAAGATTAGGTATTACATTAGCAGCTAAAGCATCTTTAATTAGACTGTCTAAAGTGTACAATGCTATTGTGAAAAATAAAAAGATAGATGGCAAAACCGTTACTGGTTATGAGATTAGTAAATTTAACTATAAATTTTGATATTATGTTATACTTAATAGAATCAGGTATTTATGCAAAAATCGGATATACCTCCGATAATAAAACATTAGAAAAGAGATTAAGCAGCTATCAGACACATAATCCATCATTTAGGCTACTAGATACAGCAGAAGGTAGCGAGGAAGATGAAAAGAGATTGCAAGCTCTTTATAAGGACTATAAAGCAAATCCTAATACAGAATGGAGCTATACTAAGAAATTGGTTACTAAAATCTGGATGGATTACAGAGCTTCTATAGAAAATGTAGATTACTATACAGAGTTCGGAATAGGACAAAATAATATTATAGAGTATGGTAAAATAGAAAATAGAAACAATCTACTTAAAGCCTTAAATGATAATTTAATTACTGATAAAGAGGTAGATTTATATACAGAGTTTAGAGATTACTATGAGATATACAGAACAAAGTGCATCTTTAAATAAGATAATCAGATAACACTATAAACTATTAACTACACATAATATGGAAAACAAAGAACTATACACTAAACTGGAAAACTTAGAAGCTATGATATATGAGATTAAGAAGAATCAGCTACAGCTTCTATAGTTAATGATTCAGATGAATAGACATAAGTAATAGTCATAGCACTCAGATGATACCACTTATAGCACTCAGATGATACCACTTCATTAGATACTCTTATTAATCAGATACAACAGTAACAAACTTTAAAAAGTAAAAATTATGATATATAACCCAAATGCACAAGAATCAGAAAGAAAAGGTAGAAACATATTTAAGACATTAGCAGATTAGATAGGCTGGTAGATAGATTATACAGATACAGAATTTTGTGATATAGATTTACACATCAAATGCACAAGTAAAGATGGAAGGAATATCTAGGCTGCTGGTGAAATAAAGAATAGGGATGCTAGTGCTATCAAATACTCTACACACATCATAGAAATACATAAGATTAAGGCTTTACTAGCAGACAATAAAGATATAGCCATGTTCATTAACATCTTTGGGGATGATATATTTATATATAATGTGGCGAAACTAGCTAGAATGATTAAGCATGGTGAAATAAAGCCTTATAATAAGTATCTACCAAATAACAACAGTTCAAATAGATAGTTTATACCTAGATTGATTATAGAGGTATCTAAAGATTTAGCAGCACATTTTTAGAAAGTAAACGGAATCTGGAAAAGAATAAAATGATATACACCTTATTTATATTTAACGTAATGATAATACTTCATTTACTAGTTAGAATGCTAGTGAATTTTATAGATAATAAGCCTATTTTAGAGGTAACAGAAGTAGATATTTTACTAGCTGGTAAAGTAGCAATATTTGCTACAATCATCATGCTAATAACTATCCTGATTTAACCATATTAGCTAGAAGACAAAAGAAGCCAACCTATTAATTTAGGCTGGCTTTTTCTGTTTAATATACTCCTTCTTTTTCTCTTACCATTCCTATCCAATCACCAGTAGGACTAGATTTAGTTATAACTAACTTGTCAAAATTAGGCTTACCTACTTGGATTTGTCCATTAGGAAAAACATACAGAAATGCATTTTTAAAAGTCTTATTCCAAACTTTAGAACCAGAAGCATCAGTAACAGTAACTTTAACTTTGTACTTATCAGTAAAGAAAAAATCTGGCTGATTAGACTTGATAGTTACAGTAACATTATCATAATATTTACCTTCGACATCAAGAATAGCACATTTGCGGACTATTTCTGTATCTGTCATAGGCTTTGCCTTCTCTGGCTCGCTATTTTGTGCAAAGCTCACAATATTGATTGTAAGCATCATTAAAAATAATAGTATTCTTTTCATATCTAACTTATTAAATTCTACTTAAAAACTCTATTTCACTAAGAATCTCTATATCTTGCCCTTTATCTAATAAGGCTTTGGCTTTCTCTTGTTTTTTACTCATTCCATCCTCTCCAACAACACGATAATCTTGCTGTCCAACTACTAACACTTCTGTCTTCTTAGTTACAGAATCGGAAGGAATACCACCAACATCTTTTATCTTCTGTAGCAGTTCCTTTCTAGTACCATAGTTACAAGTTCCAGTAAAGCAAACATTCTTACCATAGAAGTAGTTACCTTCATCTGCTAATTCTGGATGCTCCTCTAGACTTTCTAACATTTCTGTTTTACTCTTCTTATTTATAGCTAATTGTGCTATGAAGGTATCAGGTGCAAATTTACCTCTATGAAAATGGTACTTTTCTTCCAGTTCCTCCAGAGTGCTACCATCCATATCTAAGCACTTCAATAACAATTTAGCGCAACCTGCTGAATCATTATCAGCTTTATGATGTCCATCAAACTCTATACCTAGATAATTAAGTACCACATCTAAAGAATAGCTATAGCAGCCTTTAACTATGTATCTAGCGATTCTCAAAGTACAAAAGTAATCAAATGTAGGATATTCTATCTGATAGTTATCTAAAGCATCACGCAAAGCATACATATCAAATGAAGTATTGTGTGCCACTACTACCTTATCCTTTAAATATGGATATACCTCTTTCCATACATCTGGAAATTTAGGGCTATTCTCGGTGTCTTCTGGTTTGATACCGTGAATATGTATATTGAAGGCATCATAGTCGTTTCCTTCTGGTTGTACGAGCCACCTTTTAGAAGGTTGTAAGATACCATCTACTACTTCTGTTATACCAATTTGGCAGATGCTACTTCTATCTGCATTGGCGGTTTCAAAATCTATCGCAACAAAATTATTCATATTGCTTTGAATTGTTAGTTTGTAAATATGTCGCAAAAGTAACGAAAATATTACTACTATAGAAATGCTAGCCAATTATTTAAGCTTCTTTAAACATGTCGGGCTTATTTATAAGGTGAAATAGGGTAGTTCATGCCTAATATTGACTGGAAATAGAACTATGAAGTACGTTACGTTAGTATTAATTAACAGAATATACTTCATAGTTCCAAATATTTTTTGTATCTTTGCACCCAGAAATTTTAAAGTGTATTGATTATGAAGGTAATAGGTTATACTCGTGTTTCGACGAACAATCAAGATTTGAAACGACAAAAAGACTTGATTAAGGATTATTGTAAGCAAAAAGGTTATATGTTATCCCAAATACTAGAGGATAATGGTATTAGTGGAGCGGTAGATGATAGAGAGGGATATAAAGCCCTTCTTAGCGTAACTAAAGATGATGCAGATTTAGTTATCGTTAGTGAATTGTCTCGTATTAGCAGAAGTGAAGACGTTCAAAATACTCTTTATAATATCCATTCACTTCTAGCTAAAGGCATCAAGTTAATCATGCTGGATGAACCAGAGCACATTTATGAAGGTAAGCTGGATTTAAGTCAGTTCCTTCTATTGGCAATTAAAGCTTATGGTGCTGCTGAGGAGCGTTTGAAAACTCGTACCCGCATGAACACTGGTAAGGAAACTAGAATGATAACTAATCCAATGGCGGATTTGGATGCACATAAGCCTTACGGTTTTGTTTCTGCTCCTAATCCTAAACATGGTTTGAGTGGTGAACCTAAAAAGGTTTGGGCTATTGATGAAGAAAAAATGGCACAAGTAAAAGAAATCTTTGAATTGGTAGCTAGTGGTATGTCATTATTTAAAACTGCTGAGTATATGAATATCCGTTACCATGATAGGGGTTTCTTGATGAAATCTATCTTTGAAATCATTCACAGAACTGAGTACAAAGGTATTAGAAAGAGAGCAGGTAAAATATATCAGTTACCAGTATGTCCTATTCCAGTAGAACTTTGGGAAGCAGCTAACAAAGGGCTTAAAGATAGAACTGCCATAAAGGATAACCATAGACTATATTTTAATCCTCTTAAAGGTATCGGAAAATGTGTGTGTGGTAGAAATTTAGGAGTGAATCAAGAAAGTAAGAAACTTAGCTACCAATGTGCAGATAAAATGATTAATAGAGGTGATAAAAGAAAGTGTCATGTGCCTACAACTAATTACAACTTAGTTAATCTGGTTGTATGGAATATATGCAGGCAAATGGTTCTTGATAAGGATTATGAAGCTAAGAGTAATGAAGCTATCTTGAAGTTGGAAGCTGATAACCAAAGATTAGAGGAATCAAAGGTAGAGTATCACAATAGCATATCTGAATTAGATGAAGAAATAAATACTACAGCAGAAAAGTTTGCTTCATCTACTGATTTGAATCCTGCCATTTTAAATGCTCTGAATGTAAGAGTAAATAAGCTGGATGCACAGAAGAAGGAGCTGGAAAATAGGGTGGTGGATATTGATAGAGAAATAGCACTCAATAACAGAAGGATTCAGGAAGAAAGAAAAATCCAAACTCAAAAGGAGCTTTCTGACGTTTCCTTAGAGAGCAAAAGTAAGTTCTTCCATCAGATACTTAATTCTGTCTATACTTATTCAGCTAGAGCAAAATCAGGTGTTATAGTGGTGAATTTTAAGAATGGCTTGCAAGTTATAGCCCTTTGGAAAAATCACTTTAAAACATCTGTTTGGTACTTACCAGTAGGTTTCCAGTTTGATATAGAGAAAAGGATGATTTATGTGAAGACCATGCCCAAAACAGAAGGGCTTGACTTTACCATAAGTGAACCTGAAACAAAGTTCTATGAATATCGTGATTTGTTCAAGCACTTTGATTTGACAAAGTATCA